TCCACTCTAACTTTAGGATAAGGCAGATCGGCAGATCTATCAGTTAACGATACTTTTCTTCTTTTCCTAGGCATGATACCTTATAATACAGGTCTCCGACTCTTTACAGGGTATAATTGGACCACATCGAATTTTTTATTTTATTTTCCCAGAAGGGGTCGGAAGTGTCGGACCCGCATAAACACTGACTTTTAGGGGTCGGAAAGGGGTCGGAAACACTGATTTAGGGGTCGGAAAAACACACGTAAGTGTCGGAAAATTGACATAGTTTAGAACAATTCTAAACAAAGAGGTGTCGTCCGACACTTTAGGGGTCGGATCCGACACCCTTCCGACACTACATGACATTATTTCTTGCCTCTTTTTTGCCATAATATTTCCTCATTACGGACAACTTTTCTTCTGCTTTGCCTATCTGGCCTAACAGTTTATCTACCTCTCCGGTAATATCTATATGCTCTGGTATCACCATGTTGTGATCTTCAATACATTTTATTTTATATAATGCATCTTCAATCTCAGCTTCGTATCTTTTTAGAAGCGTTTTAAACAACTGATCGTTCATCTTTATCCTCCTTTGTCACAATGTTGCCATATTTATCTATGTACATTAAAAACAGTTTTTTACCGTCAAAGTAATAACCGTTAAGTTCTAATTTATTTTTTGAATTCTTTTGCTTCGATTTGCACATTTGCTCTCTCCTTTTCACTAAAAATTAGGTCATGATACATGTCCAATCTTTTTAAAAACTTATGTTTGTATTGTCTTAATTCAGGTCCCTCGACTTTGAACTCCTGATAATATAGGTCAGGCGTGCATACCATGATAACTCCCTGCTCGATGTTTGAGTTGTGGACATAGTCGTGTGCCATGGCGTACGCTGCGATCTGCAGATAATAATCTTCGATCCATTCTTTCTTTTTTGGACGGTTAGATTGTTTGAAGTCAACAACAGTTTCACGATCGTTATGTAAACAGACAAGATCAGTTGAACCTGCGTATAGACCTGGATAATATAACGTAACTTCCGAACCAAAGTATTCTTTAACAGGCGTGAGGCCCACATCAATAACTTTTTCGGCCATGGCTTTCGCCTCCTGTCCGATCCCTGTAAGATCATCGTAGCCAGTTCCTCGAACATAACATTCGAGAAATTTATGCATGGAAGTTCCCCGTTTACTAGATAGATTCTTGATTCTGTCCGCTTCTTGTTCTCCAACTTTGGCCTTCCAATCTTGTAAGAATTGTTGATTTTTGGTAGCGCCTAATATCGTAGTTACAGATGGAAGTCTAGCACCATTTACATCATAGAGCCGTGTTCCTTGGTCCTCGATTCGTGAGGCATCGACATAGGTATACTTGTCGTTGTACTTGATAGCCTTACCAATATTATGATACTCTCTTAAATCTTCTTCACTCATCATTTCTTTTTATCTTTTAAATATTTAGGGGCAAAGTTTACAATATTATTTATAGGTGCAGAGTCATGTACATTACCACTTACAGATATTCTAGTACAATCAGATTTAAAAGGAGCTACCCAATGTTTTAACCATGCAGGAAATATAAACATATCATTCTCTTCAGGAAAATATGACTGATAGCTTACACAGTCTCTAGGTCCATCTCCCCATAAAAACTGTATACCACCAGGTCCACAGCTCTTACCTTTATAGGCTTCATTTTCTTTTTTTAATTCTTCAGGTATCTTTAGGTATGTTACAAACGACAACTTACCATCATGATCGTGTGGTGGATTATATTCGTTAGCTTTCTGATAATTAATCCATAACGCTGATAATATATACTCAGGATACTTGTCAAATTTTTTATTTACAAATTGTTCAAAGGCTTGATTATATACACCAAGACACAAAGATAGATTAGGTAATATTCTGTTCTTTGCTTCTTCACTATACCCTGTTTCGTGGTCAATGATCCCTGCTAATTTACCCCTAAAATCTTCTCCACCTACTTTAGCTTCATCTAGCAATTGATTCTTAAATTCATCAGTTATTCTCATTCTAACAACACAAGGCCCCCAGTTCATTAAATGTATATTAACTTTATTTGTCATTTTTACTCTCCTTTTCTAATCTATTAATTATAAAATAAGCTACAGTGGCACCGATAGCTATCGCTATCAAACCCATAACCAACATACCTATTCCATATTCTACTGTCATAATTTTTTCTTTAATTCTTTTAAATAATCTTCCTCTTCTTTTATTTCTTTATACTTAATTAGATTAGCCTGTTTACGCCACGCCCATGCATGTATCTTACCAGTCCAACCCATCAACCATATGTAAAATTTTAATTTCATTCTAAACTCATCGCTTGTTTATACTGTTCCATACTTACCACGTTACCATTCATAATATGTGGGTCATAATGATCTATGATTTGTTCTACTTTATGTAGTTTAGTTTTAGACCAAGGCCAGATTAATCTACACACTTGATATGCATCTCTAAATGTACAACGCCATTTGTACTGCATTAAATATTTAGTTCCGTCTTTGCGTAAACCTTTTCTAGGTTTTCTAACAACAGTTCCAACATTTAAAACTTCGTGAACCCAACGTATTACATGTTCATCTGTCATAGTTATTTCCATGCTTATTCTTTGTGACATAGAGTATCTGTAACCCTCACCATTGTGTGCTTTCTTTTTTTCTTTTCGTCTAGCATAATAAATACTACCTTCGCCATCAAAGAGTCCGGCTATGTATGCAATGTCTTCGTTAGTTATTTTATTCATACAACCCTCCTGGTTTCCGTGCACGTACTCCCAAGAGAGCAAAGGCTCGAATACTCAGGGTATGGTTTTAGCAATCCCGATATGTAACCTCCAGAGGTGTTTAGCGCGTAGCATTTTTTGTCACTTGAAGCTCGTCCTTTTCTATACTGTAAAATTTTATTTAGCATCATTTGTTATAATCCATCTCAAAGTTGTAGTTGTTGGATTAAATCCGTCAAACTCAACTTTAGTGCAACTTGTTAGAAGGACCATCATCAATAAGATTGTCATCAACTGTTTCATAAAATTCTCCTTCGGAGTCACAGTCCCAACACTGGTGAACTTCACTCCTGTCTCTAAAATCTAAATGCGGATCACCATCAATTTTTGCAACCCTGACATACCCATTTCCATGGCATGTGTCACATATCATTTTTACGACTCTAGTTTTTTTTAATTTTGCCATTTAATTTTCTTAGTTTTTCGTTTGATAAAACTTCTATTGTCTTTGCTATTGATAACTTTGCATCGGGCAATAATACCTTTGATAGTTTATCTAAAGTAGCGTATGTTTCTTTTGTTAGTGAAACATTTTTGTATTTACTCATGTCTGTCATAAGTGTTTCCTTTCATTTTAATAACCCATATATAGGTGATTTTATAGGATTGTCAATGAAATTTTTATTAACTTTAATAATTTGTTCACAAGTAGCCGGCACTTGTTTAGAGCCATATCCGTGGCCAGAAAGATTTGATACACAGTATGATTGTATGGTATTTGGTTATGAAGAATCATTAAAAAAAATACAAGAAATAGGTAGAGAAGAAGTTAATAAACACAACATCTATATAAGATTTATATGTGCGCCAGAGAATACAGTTTGACTTTAATAATATAATGTGTTAAGGCAAGATTTAATTTCTCACCATATTACCTATCCTCGTTTTTCCCTCTTTAGGATAGGTTTATTTACACATACAACCAAAAAAATATCCACTGCCATCTTTCATAATATGCAGGTTTATGGTGTCAACATATCCCGATAATTTTAATCGTAATATATCACACAAGTCAAAACAATTAACTTCTTGTGATAATACCACCCCCTCTAACATTTTCTCTGTTACAGGAAGAAGTTGATACAGACCGTCGTTTAAAAGTATTATATCCATTCTTATTTAATAAGTTGTGCACCAGATTTATTTCCCCATTTTATTATGTTACGTAAACCAGGAGCAGATAACTGTAAGTCAACACCGTATGGTCTCCATGCTTTTTTTACAAGATTTAACTCTAATAAAAGATTAGACCACTGTTTTTGCGATATACCTTTTGCTTTTATAGTTATTATTTTTTCTTTCATATTACCACGGATGTTTCATCATACTAGATGTAGATACCTGTTCATAAGTTGGTGCAACTACCACCTGTGTTGTAACCGGTTCTTTTGGCCACACTTTATATTTAGTATGAAAGTCAAATCGATCTAAGATTTTAAGATCTAATTCTTTCTCTTTTAAATCATTATATCTTTTTAACTCTTTTATTAATGTATTAAACATTTTTTCCTCACTTTCTAAATATAATATAGGATATCAAAGGATATCTGTCAACCCCCTATTTTCCCTGACCCCGATATTTTTTGAAACTACGCCGGCGGTTTTTGTTCATTTTTGCTTTACTAGGATTACGTCCAATCGACGTTTTGTGAAATACAGGCACGTGTGCAACCTTTGTGTATAAACCTTTAGATTTCTTCGCCATTAAAATATTTATCTACTTTTGATTGTAATGTTCTTTTATGGAGATGAGGTATGTATCTTATACAACCATTTATGTGTTGTTGTAAATCTGCACCACATGTCATACATCTATACAACTCAGGCGTTAAACCAACCAACATTGTGTATTCTTCACATGTTGGGCACTTACCATTAACTATTTCTGCTTGTACTTTTACCATTAGTCTAATATTAAAGAAGTAATTTTCTTCTCCCCCATGTAGACCTCTATGTTTGCCTTAGATTTTATGCATTTGTAGACAACTCTATCTTGACTACTCTTGTCTTTCATAGCATAACGTTTAGCCTTCATACATTGGGATAACGACTCGTGGTAACGATGCTCTATAATTTTATGGTCTTGTATGAGTAATAATGCAAAAACTAATTCTACCATTAGTGTCCTCCATTACCGTTTCTAATTAATTTCTCTACATCTTCTGTAAGTTTTTTTGTTCTATCTTTTAAAAATTCTATATTAACTGCATTGTTTCTCATGCTCTTTACTTCTTTATCTACTTCTTCTAAAACACCTGCTAAGTGTTCCACCAACATGAAGAGCTCCGCCTCCCCACTTGACTGACCAAGTTCTCCACGCGGGTACTTGATTCTAAATTCTGAGTTTTGTTCTAAATCTTTTTGCATTAACTCTATTTTTGTAGCGTGGTTGTTTAATGTTTCATGCAGTCCAAAATAAGCCCAGGTGCCGATTGCGACGAGCGCGATCAAACTAGCAACCGTTTTCATGGGCATTTGTACGGCAGCCGATTCAGATATTGTTAAAGGTTTTTTACTCATCTTTTGGTTTTGGTGGAGGCAGTATATACCCTTCTGGTGGTATTTTCAATGTACTGTTATTGTTGTCTAAAGTCTTAGATTCTGGGTTTTCTTTAATGTAATCATCTTTTAATTCATCCCAAAGACTACCTGTAGGCATAGTTTCTGTTTCATCTACTTGTGGTATTACGCCTCTACACTTGGACACCAACAATGCAAAGTTTTCATTAAGTGCCAAACTAGGATTTCTATTTACTTTGTTACACATCTTCATCAACTCAAGCTGTTGTTTTAATTGTGCATTTTCTTTTGATGTTTTACAGTCTGTGCCTAAATATTTTCTAAATGTAAGTCTTAATTCTTGAGAGTTGCTTTCGTTCCAACTATTATCATAATTGTCATAATCATAATCACGATTGGATACAGACACATCTACCTCACCACATCTAGCATTACCATCGTTAAGATATTCGTTTCTAGGATATGCAGGACCAGCACAAAAAGCTAATAGAGTTATCAGCACAATTAATATTCCTGTAAAATAATAATTCATCCTGGCAGTCTCCATAGTTCATCCTAATAATTTATTTCCCTGTTGAGATCTTTGATATCGTATTCCATTTGTCTAACCTTATCAGCTAGAACTTCGTATAAGTTTTCAGCCATTTCCCATGTGCCTTCAGCTCTTTCTAATTTTGCAATAACTGTGTTGACACCATCGGTCAATACTTTCATATCTCTTTGTATGTTTACAAGATCTACTGTTTGAATTTTTTCTATCTCTGCTTTGTTAGCATTAATTGTATCTGTTAAATTTACAACATACTTAACACCTGTAAAGGTTCCGACTAGGACTGATGCCACAACCGGAACCATTACTATATTTTTTTTTAATAAGTCTGCTAAATTCATTATTTAATTATTAACGCTATAACCAAAACGACAAACACAATTGTTTCTATCTTGTGGTTTGACCAGTAATGGGTTGCTTTATTTTTAATTTTATCAATCATTTTTTTTCTCCTCTATTTCATAGAAGAACTTGTCGGTGTCCTCTGTCCTCCAGGCTCTACTATCCTCAACATTCCATTCAGATGTTTGCACTTTCCAATCAGGAGTATTATCTTTCACAGTGAAAGAAGGTATGTCCCATATACATCTATTGTTTGGTTGTGCTGCAAAATTGCCATCGTCTAACGCAATTATGTGAGCGCACTTATGTTCGTGCGGTATCTCTGAATGATCAGTGTCCAGTATGTTAGCCTCTGGGTGAGCAAAGTCAATAGTAAATAAATATTTACCTGGATGCCATTTTTTATCTTTACCGATATATTTACCTGCTTGCGATTCTAGAATATCCCAAGAAGTGACAGCAGGATAATAAGAAAAACAATTCCAGAGCTGTAGTTCATCAAGTCTTCTTGTGGGCACGTCGGATGGCTTAAATCCCTTTTGAATAAACGCGCTAATTGGTAGGCGATAAAATATTGCACCGTTTTCCATAATAGCGTGCCATAATATACTCCTACCAGTAAGAGCTGATATACCGAATATAATACAGTCTTCGACTTCTCCGTGATGTTTTTTAAGATCATATAAAAATTCTCTTCTTATCTGCGCGTAAATAGGTGGTATGTTCGCATTTAAATAAGCCATAATTTATCCTCATTTTATTGTACCCCAGTTGGGCCCAGATTCATAGTCTACTTTGTTTGGCACTTTTAATTCAATAGCAGTCTCCATAATATTTTTTATCTGCTTTGCCTCTTCATCGTTCTTTATGGAAAAACAAAGTTCGTCATGAATTTGTATGTGAGGTATAATACCTTTTTCATATAACTTTACCATGGCCTTCTTTGTCATATCCGCGGCTGAACCTTGTATTAATCTGTTTAAGGCCTTGTACGTAAATGCAGGTCTATAATACTCCTCAAAGTATTTTAAGTTTGGATCAGAAGGTTCTAAGTTTTGTGCTCTGTCTGCTAAATATTGTGTGTGAGCTTCTTCTTTCGTTAAACCTTTTGCTACTTTTTTTACAATTTGTTTTACTCCATCTACCTCTTCATATGCTGTTATTTCAAATACATTCTTTTCTGGATTCCATTCTTTGTTACGAGACTCCCACTTATCAAATCTACAAAATCTATCCTCTAACGTAAATATATTTTTGTTTTGATCTGCAAAACTTTGTAAACCATTTGAAAGTTCTCTTACGAAAGGGACTTTGTTATGGTATTGATCAAATAATTCTTTTGCCTCATCTTTATCTAACTCTAAAGACTTAGCTAATTTTGTTTTACCCATGCCATAAAACAGGCCTAAATTAATAGTTTTAGCCTGTTTTCTTGTTATGTCTGCCATCTTAGCTACTATGTCATGAAAATCCGTATCAGGATTTTTGTTATATTCCTCTGCCATTTTATGTGCACCATAAAAATTATTTTTTAACGCATAATGCACAACAAGACGTGGTTCTTGTTGAGAATAATCAAAACTTGCCCACTTATAATTTTCCTCTGGTAAGAATAATTCTCTTATTTTATTACCTTGTTCTGTTCTGGCTGGAATTTGCTGTAGGTTAGGATTAGACATACTAAATCTACCTGTAACTGTTCCCCCTGTATCTGATCGTATTTGATTTATGTCTGCATGAATTCTACCTTTGTGCACAAATTTCAAAATACTGGTCACAAAAGTGTTGTGTAATTTATCAAGTTGTCTAGCTTTTGCAATTAATTTTAAATATTTATTAGGGTGTGATTCTAAATAAGATTTTGTTATACTAGCTCGCCCTGTTTTAGGTGTAATTTTATAATCTGTTATTTTTTGTTGATCTAACAAAGGTTTTATAGAATCTGATGCCCATATATCTACACTTACATTTGTTTCTTTTTTTATTGTTTTTAATATTTCTTTCTGTTCTTCTTTTAATCTTTTACCTAATGTTTTAGTTTTATCTTCATCAACTCTTACACCTTTAAATCTCATTTCTACAAGACACGGAAACAATCTTGTCTCTAAATCAAATATATTTTCTAAACTTTTTTTATTTTTAGATTCAGTGTTTATTGGTTTTTTTATTATTTTTTGAAATACATTCCAAAGTCTTAATGTTAAACTAACATCCTGCTCTGCGTATTCTTTTACTAATTCGTATGGTAGTAAATGCATGTTAGACATTGGATCTGATACACCGTGTTCTTCTAACGCTTTATCTTTTAAATCATATTTGTATTTAGAATCATTCAAATAGTCCTTTGCTAAGGAATCTAAACTGTATCTGTTTCTGTTTTCATCTATGACAGAGGCTGCAATCATTGTATCATATATTGGTCCTTTTAGCATCATACCCGTAACAGCTCTTATCCAACACACATCGTACATTGCATTATGAAATACTTTTGCAACACTTTCGTTTTGAAATATTTTTTTATTTAAACTTTTCCATACTCTTTTGCCATCATGATTACGACCTTTGTGAGCTATCGGAAAATAAAATTTTTCATTATTGTATGCTATAGCAATACCGCAAACTTTACCTTTACCTATTATGGACCCTGATCCGTGAGTCTTGAGGTCTGGATCGTGAGTCTCTAAGTCAACAGCAACAACGTCACCGTTTTTTATTTCAACTTCATACAATTCAGGTATCACTTATAGTCCCTTTCTATAATCATTTGTATAAAGTGTATTGCTTTCAATAAATCTTCCTTACCATTTTTGTCTTGATGACGTATGATATATTTTATAGCACAACCCTCAGGATATAACAACTTATTCTCAATTACAAACTTACTTGGCTGTATGACATACTTTGTGTAATGCGATCCTCCAACTTGTGTATCGTATGGATTTACAGACTTAGATTTGTCCTGCTTTTTATTAGCCATAGTGACTCCTTTGATCTAGAGCATGCAACAAACTTCATTCTTTTTTTTACAAAAGACTCTTCTGCTCTTGTTAATGTTAAATCTAATACTACGTTAGAAAATTCTTTACCTTTAATTGTATGTATGTTTTCTAAAAATACTCTTTTATCTTCTAAGTCTCTATTGTTGATTACTATCTTACGTATGTAATTTTTCATTTGTAATGATTCTAATTTATTTATCATTTGATAATCTGTTACATTTTTTAAACCAGGTAACACAAAACTTTGTTTTATCAACCAATCTAAATCATAACTACTGTTTGTAACGTCGTCTAAATTTTTATTATGTCCTAAATATTCTGGTCGTATGCTTTTTAAAATAGTCTTAATTTTAGTTAAAGATACACTATTGCCTTTTGTTAAATTTATAAACTCCCTATGATTTTTTATTTCATTTGTTGGATATTTAAATTTTATTTTATTTCTTTGATCTTTTGGAACTTGCACTGGCATGCCTACTTTCATTAAATATAATATCATTTCTCTAGGCTCGTTTCCTCTATAAGTAAAAACAAAATTTTGTTTTGTATTTATTAATCTATTCTCTAATTCATCTGCAATAGGGTCTTGTTCTAAATTAGACAACTCGTGTATCTCTCCTTCAACTATATTACCTTGTTTGTCTTCTAAAGGTCTCCATTCTCTAGAATATCCGTAGTGATCCCACACATCTTTTATTATTTCTTTACAGTATTTATTTATAACAAGAGGGCACCTATACCCTTGTTTTAATTCTATTTCTGGGTTTGCAAACTCTTTATGAAAACTATCAGGATCTGCTCCTGCAAATTCAAATATAGACTGGTCTGGGTCACCTGCTTTGTAAAAGTAATCTACATTTTTTGACATAATTAACTCTGCTTTTCTTTGTATAACGCTAGAATCTTGTGCTTCATCCACTATTAATACTTTTATTCTTTTACATAATCTTTCAGATTCTTCTTGATTCTCACAAAAAAGATCTATCATGTCCTGAAAATCTAGTATTTTTGATGTTCTTTGGTTTATTTTTGAATCACTTTTAAATGATAGATAATTTTTTTCTAATAACAAAAGTTCTTCTATTGAATACTTGTAGTCTCTTCGTTCATCAAAACTAAGTTCTCTATAGTAGTCTAACAATTTTTTACCGTTATCTCTTGCAAAACTTACAAATTTAAAAAAAGGGTGATTTTTAAATAAATGTTGTACGTTATAAAATGTTACGTTTGATGTATATTTATTAAACATAGGCCATATTAAAATTAAATTTTCATAGTCTTCCATTAAAAATGATTTACCTTTAACTCTATCTTTACAAAACTTATGTATAGTGCTGACGTTTTCTTTAAATGTTTCTTTAGATTGTAGTATTAAAGATCTAATAGATCTTTTTGTTTTGTCTTGATATTTTAAAATCATTTCAATAGATTGTATTTGATTACGTATGTGATCAGCTGCCGTGTTTGTATGAGATATTACCATTATTTCTGTGGGCGAATATTTTCTTAAACTTAAATTATCATAAAGTATTTCAACTAATCTAGTTGTCTTACCTGTGCCTGGTGGACCTGCTATTCTAATTTTCTTCATCGTGTCCTATCTTTTTTGCGTCGTCTCCTAATACTTTGTATTGTTCTGGATCAGATGTTACTCTCCATGTTACACAAGAAACATCTTTATCTAACCCTTTATCAAATACCGTCCCTCTAATTTTTCGTGCGCCCAACACCTCTTTTAATTTCATAATAACTTCAGCAGGTTTACTATTGTCTTTTTGTGATTTTAAATAACGAAAGAACCTATCTAATTTAAAATCTAGTTCTTTATTCTCTTGATTTACATAACATGTCCCTAGTAATAAATGTTCTTTATCAAAGCTAACTGTGTTTTGATTTACAAAACCATAGAATGTTGTAATAAACTCATAGTCATCACTTGCTTCTTTTTCAGCTTTTTCAAATATTCTTTTGTCTAATCTTGCATATTGCATTTCTACAAATTCTTTTGGTTTTTTTTCTAATACTGTTATGTGTGGAAAATGTCCTGCGTCTGCTAATTTATTAATATATTTTTCTTTGTTTATTATTTCAGAACCAGACATCTTAACTCTAACTCTACGATAGCCCTCACCATCGTTGCTCTTAACATCTAAACTTTCATAATACACGGGAGGCTTACTACAAAATTCTACAATCTGACCAAGTGCCTCTTCAACTTTCTTAATCTCTTCTGCTTTTTCTGGAGCGATACCGCACATGTGTCTTACACATGCAGAGGGATCACACCATTTTTTTATGTTAGGTTTTTTACAGGAGTAATTATAATTTCTATCTGCGGATTTAAATATTGTTTTTTCTATCTCATCTTCGGCCAAGGGGTCTTCCATAAACTCTTTATTAAAATTTTTTAATAATGTTTTTTCATCCATCTTACTGTACGCATCAATCTTAGTTATACCTTTCTCTACGGCTTTTTTACTCCACACCATCATGTGTAGTAAAAATTCGTTCCTATTTACAGATGGAATCTTCCCATTCTCTTTTAAACAGTTTGTTACACAAGGTATAAAAAAATCTTCTATAGTTTTTTGTTTTGGCTTTTTTTCTTTTTGTATTTCTTCTACTAGATACTGTGTAATATCTGTTTGAACATACTTGTCATACATCTCGAAAAACTCATCAACTGATGCTGAGGAAAAATCATCTTTATATGCAAACGTGCTACCCTCTTCGTGATTATAATATGGCATGTTTAACCAAGAACCAAAGTCGCCTTCACTTATTTTTGTTTGTAATGGATATATTCTATCTAGTATATCGCCTAATCCAAGTTTAGCTGCAAATTTTTTCATCACTAATTGAACTTCTTCCGCAGAAGAGAAATCTTTCATAAACATATATACGTGTGCCCTACCACTTTTTGATCTAAATACTATTAATGGTAAATTTAATTTTCTAATTCTGTTTAATAAATCTTGATAGTCGTAATTATTGTCATCAATATCGATGGCTCCCCATTTGCAGGTGCCATCATCTTTGAGTGGAAAAATACCTAAGTTAGGTCCCACGCCTTGTAGGTGATTTTCCCAAAGCTCTTTAGTTACAGGTTTCTTAGTTACCCAAGGCCGGCCCTCTACTTTTAAAGATATTCTATTGTTTTCTTTTTTAAACTGACCGTATGCTCGTTCTAAACCTTCAAATATTTTTATAAATTTATCTATCATAATGAACGTGGGCGCTTCCACGCTAGCTTCGGCGCCCACTACCTAGGATATTATAAATCTACTGAAGCTTTTTTAACTTCTTGATTTTCTGGTTGTGCTTGCACCTCACCCTTACCTATACGCTCAGCAAATTCTTTTGCCATGTTATAGATACCAGCGTCTTTAACCGGACCAACTTTAGCTACATCCCAACCAAACCATGTCCCTTTGTCGTTAGACATTTGCACAGGTTTTAAAGTATAAATGTGACTATATGTTGGCGGTGTAAACAAACCATTCTTACCTTGCATTTTAATGCCCATCATCATTGAGTTCCATTTCCTGCTAACTTTTAATTGTGTAGCTTTCATAGAAACCAATGCAGTAGTTGGCGTATTACCAGTTTGTATTACAAAATGGTTTGCAGTGTTTTCAAGATAGTTACCGTTTGGTAATCTGTCTTTATATGATTTGTCACGAGTTGTTTGACTGATAATGTCACTATCTGCTTCGTGAATAGCAACAGGAGCGCCAGTGCTGGCACCTCTGTCTTGCCACTCTACATACTGTCTTTTATAAAAAACAGGAATGACTTGTACCTCATCAAACAGTTCGTTTGTTACTGAGTTTATTATCTTGCCAGGTTCTGCCCCCTTGACATATTTACCATGAGTTTTATTAACCTCTGGAGATAATTGCCCCAAAACTTTTAAGAAAGGCAACGCAAGATCGTCCTGCGAAATGTTTTGAGAGCCTTTGTTTGCATCAGCTTCAAATAAGTTTGTGGCTAATGCTCCTTCTTTTTTTGTTGCTACTTGGTTCATGTTTATTTGTTCCTTTTTATTGTAGTTTTATTCTCCGAGAAAATCCCGAAGATTTCC